CCATCAAGAACACTCGCTTGTTGACACAATTGCTTAAACGTATATAGGTTGCGGGTCCGTCCCATCAACCATCGTTTTAACTGGAGCTCCAGACGCACATCCACAAGGACCTGTTTGCACGGAGCCCACTTCAAAAGTGTTCGAGTAATGGTGTTAGCACCAAACCAGTGGAGCATGTTCTTGGTCCACCAACTAGATTCCGGCCAAGGAACTTCACGAAGAGCGTGGCCGGTGGTGGCACTGGCTTGTACAACCCCAATAGTGTCCAAAGGCGAGAATCGGATAACATGCGTTTCTTCCCAGATTTTGGCAGTGGCCCAGGTCAAACCTGGAACTGCGCCACTGCTAGTCATCCAATCTACTGGATCGTGGAGAGGATACGGCGGGGTGACTTTATCCGGCTGACTCAAGATTTTAGTTTCGCCTTCATCTTCGACACGAATCCAGGCTCCCTCGCCATGAATTGTGCCTAGAAGGCCGTTAAACCGATGACCGATCCAAAAAACTGGACCGTGTTTAACTAATTCCTTGAGTTGTCTAGGGCAAAGAGCTTGATCTCCCCACTCATAAACGTCATTAATGAGAAATCCGTCATAATCTGACCAGTCTACTTTATCGACTCCGCATTCAGTCTGACGGAGGATATCTTGTGGTACCAAAATTGGGCGATGTATAGTCAACTCGAATGGATCTTCGACCAAGCCACTGTCGTGGCCTTTATCTTCATTCAAATAAGCTGCTATAGCTTCATCGCGAGGACTACCATAGACCGATAAAAGGTTTCGAGCACCAGCTGCATGCAATTGAGCCATTGCATATGCCGTAGCGGCATAGCGATAAGCAGCAGAAGTACCATGTTTATTAGTGCCTCCAGAGGCAACCTTACGGGTCATAAACCCTGCTTCTTTCTCGAAAACCTCAAATTTCTTCGCTGAACCACTATAAGGTATAGCTATTCCCTTGTATTTATTGTCGACAGTGCGCCTGCCACGGGGAACTTGGGTTGGTTGTTGTTGTTTCTTGTCTTGTATATCTTTAATTTTTTTTGTTTTCCTTTATCGGCTCCCTTGGGAGCCCCGGTGGCGGGCTGCGACCCC